ACATCGGTTTCCATGCCGATGTATTCAGCGAAGGTGCCGAATGTGCTGATCGTCTGGCTGCCGATGCCGGTGGTGTTCACCAGGCCCAGCGGCTGGCTGGAGCTGCCGGTGCCGTAGATCGCGGCACGATCCAGCTCGAGCGCGATCACGCGGGCCAGGTCGGCGCGGATCATGCCTTCGACGTCGATGCTCGACTGGAGCAGCAGGCGGCGGCTGTAGTCAACAAAAGCGCCCACTGTCTTGGGTGTCATGTTGACCTGATCGATCGCCTGCTGGCTCTCGGTGGGGCTGCTGCCCTCGCCAACCCAGTAGGCGGTCGCAGCAGACGTCTGGCGCGGCACGCTGATGTTGCCCTGCAGGCCGGTCAGCATGGTGACGCCAGCCTGCATCATGGCCATCCGGTTACGGAGCAGCTCGATGAACGAACCGCTCAGCAGCTCAGATGCGACCAGGTTGCCGCCGGCAGACGGCGTGCCGACCACCAGGTCACGACGCAGCACCTCGTTGGGCACCACGATGCCATTGGAGCTGCGCTCGTACTTCTCAGCGGCAGCCTTGCCAACTTCGATCTCAAACTCAGCAGCGCGGCGGGCGTTGGCGTCGCCCTGATTGGACAGGTAGTTCAGCGCACGAACGAAGCTGAAGCGCTTGGCCTCCTTCTCGCTCAGGCCGACGTCGTTCGTGGTCAGATCCACGTTGGCGATGGGTTGTTGCATGGTGCTACGGGTTCCGAGTTGATCCAGGATCGCCTCACGCGCTTCTGCGAGAGATTTGCCGCCGTCGATCAGCTGGCGGGCCAGGTCTGGCATTTCGTGGCGCTCACCCAGAGCGGTGATAGAAGCGATCCGATCGCGTTCGGCCTTGACAGCCTCAGATCGGACCACCTCCATATCCACCGTGGGAGCGGGAGCTTCAGGGGCTTCCATTTCGTCGGCTGCAGGAGATTGCTCTACATCAGGCAGGCTAGGGATAGGCTCATCCATTGATCTTCCCAGTCCCACGCTGTTATCAGCTGGAATGCTCACCAAGCTGACCTCCAGCGGTGTCCAGCGGGTGATCAGCATCGTGCCGTCGCGCTCTTCAACATCGTTGATCTCATACGCAAAGCTCACGTTGCGCAGAATGCCATCATCAACGTCCTGCCGCTTCTCTTGAGCCATGGCATTACGGCTCCACTTCACCTTGGCGTAACCGCGCCGGTCATCGCCAAACGATGCCTGCTGCACCACGCCGATCACAGCGTCACGATCGTGGTTCCACAGGAACGGCGCGCCATCATTCAGCCTGGCCAGATCAGCAGCACCAGCCTGGTGGCTCAGGATCTCGGTGCCGAACCACCGCTCCACCGGCTGCTCAGAGCTGAAGCTGAACGCCAGTTCGTCGCCTTCACCTTCGCGTAGCTCAATCTGCAGTTCGCGGCGTTGCACCAACGAACCACCAGATCGCTTACGCAGTTCCGCCAGGTCCATTCCCTTGGTCTGCAGTATCACCTGGCAGGCTATTAACCGGTGCCCGAGAATCTGGAAGCGTCACACCAAGATTTAGCGCCAGCTGCTGCTCAAACGCTTTCTGGCGCATGTTCTCCTCAAGGTCGGTGCCGAGCATGCCGCACACCTGGCTCTTGGTGATGTAGCCGCGATCCTCCATCAGCGCATAGGCTTGCGCTTCCTTCAGTGGATCCACCCACTGCCAGCCACGCGGCTGCCAATACGCCGCATCTTCGTACCGCTCCGGCCGGATCTCGTAATCACCCAGCTGCAGCACATTGCCCAGCACAGCGGTCTGCAGCCACTGCACGTAGATGCGCTGGTAGAAGTCCTGGATCATCAGATCCTGGATCACCTTCCAGTGATCGCGATCTTCAATCAGGCTCAGCCGGCTGCTGCTGTAGTTGGTCTGACTGAAGTCCTTGCTGACCGTCTCGTAGCTGCAGCCCATGCCAGCGGCAAAGCGCCGGGTCTTCTGCCGCACGAACATCTCATACTGTGCATCGGGCGCCTGCAGCTGCGGCACCTGCACGGTCTCACCAGGATTCAGGTAGCGGAACTGACCCGGCTCAAAGTCGGTCACCCGATCTTCGCCTTCCACGTCGTCGCCTTCCAGCTCGCCTTCTGGCGTCTGGATAAAGCCCATCAAACTGGCGGCACCACGGGCACGCACAACCGCTGCTTCTTCGTAGCCGGCCATCTGGTGCGCATCTTCCATCACCGCCGAGAACCAGGGCACGCCGCGGGTCTGCCCAGGGCGATCCGGCTCGAATAGGTGGATGACTTCTGACGCCGGGATGATCAGATGACGGCGGTTATCGTCAACGCGGCCGACTAGGTTGCTGTCGCCAGGGTGCCGCGTGAAGAACGCATAATTCAGCGGCTGTCCCCATTCGTCAATCTCAACACCCAACCGCCACTCGCTATTGGTCTGCGATGTCGGACCGGCATACTCCTCGTCGAGCATGTCAGATTCGATCATCTGTAATGCCATCGGCACCTTACCGCGGCGATCACGGCGGTTAACGACACGAAAAATCGCTTCGCCAGATTCCACCATCGCGCCAACTGCAATCCTGGCCAGTCGCTGCAGATCATTGCGACCGGACGCATCGCAGTTTTCCTTGCGACACCACTGCAGCCACAGCGTCTCGATGCGTTGATTGATCGCATCATCACGCATGCCACCACGCAGCTTCATCACCCTGGCCTGCAGCTGCACACCAGTGCCGATCACATTCAGTTCAACCGCGCGTTTCGCCTGCCGGGCATACGGGTTGTCGCGCACCATCTGCCGCGCACGGTTGCGCAGCTGCCTGATGCTCAGCTTGATCTCAGCATCGGCGCTGGTCTGACCCGCCAGCCAGTCCGCCGAAAGCCGGCTCATCCTGGCGCCGGCATACATCCGCCTGGAGCGCGGGCGTGGTAACGGCTCAGGCTCCGGCAGCCGCATGCTGGTGGACGTGCCAATACCGGTCAGGAAGTTCGCGATCATGGCTGACGAAACCGAATGGAAACCTTGCGCGGATCACCAAGGCCGTTGGCGATCTTCTCTGCTCGTTCTTCTCTCATCACGTCACGCTTGAGCCGATCTTCCAACATGATCAGCTCCGCCATTGTCATCTTCTTCAGTCGCCTGGTGCCGATGGTGTACTCAGCCACCGCACCACCACGCACGATCGCGCGGATCGCCGCTTGCACTGCCTCCAGGTCCTGCCGCGCCTGGCTGCGGCCATCGAACGCTGCAGCGCTGCCGGTGTAGGCCAGGCTGCGTTCGACACTGACCGTACCGGTGCCGACTGTGACCGACTCCAGGTCACGCGCAATGCGCCGCTGCCAATACCAGGTGCCAGGCTCCATCCCGCCGCTGACCTGCGCACTGATCGTGAAGCGCCAGCCTTCAGTGACTGGTGCACCGCTGATGGTGACCGCTTCATTGGCTTGATTGAACCGCAGCCACAGCACAGACGACCACAGATCAGAACCGCGATCATCCGTCGGCGGCTCCACCCAGCTGAGCGAATCGCCAGCGTAAATAATGGTTGGGATCTTTGCCATGCTGGCAGGCTAGGAATCACCAGCCGGAGACAAAATTGCCGCGACGCTTTGATTGCGGTTTGCGGCGCTGCAGGATTGGATCTACTGGTGTGACTTCGGGTTGTGGCTGTGGTTCGGGTTTCTGCTGCTGGCGCCTGTTCCCTTCCAGCTGTTTCTGCAGTTGCTCCCAGACGGTCCGCCTATCGTATCGCCTTAGTAATAGCTGCAGCGCTGCATACGCATATACCAAGCAGTCGAGCGCTTCGTTGCGATCACCAGAGCGCTTGACCCACTCCTTCACAACAAAGCCCTTGACTGTCCTGAGCTGCTGTTTCTCAGCCGTCAGCTGCGCGAAATACTCCTCATCCGCTGCCTCATGGAAGTGCAGGAATCCAGGCCCCTTGACGTTATGCCGCAGCCGCCCATAGAGAGTCGTCTTTGCCGTGTCTGTCCCCACCTGGTATAGCCGCACACTGCGCTTGAGTGTCTGGCCCTTCCAGTTAATGTCTGCTGGGCTGCCCTTGTTGATGATCGGCTGATCTCGCCGGCTGCTTCCTTTGATGCCGACCACCCCATCCTTAGCCCGCTCGCGCGCGTACATATAGACCGACTGCGTATGGCTGCCGCCGGTGTCCACTGCCATCTGTCGAACCCGCAAGCTACCGCCATCGGCGTGATCCCATTCGGCCTGCAGCAGATGATCGAGCTGGGTCCACACCTCAGGAAGCGAAGGATCACCATGGAGCACCTGATGCCAGATCAGCCACGCCTCCTCTCCGGCGCCCCATCCCCAAATGCTGCACTCCAGCCGGTCATCTTGGGTGTCAACGCCAGCCGTCAACAGCAAAACACCAGATGGGCATTGGCCAGGCTGGTATTCCTCACGCCTAGCAAGCAAACCTTCAGCGCTGATCTTATTTGCGTAGTCCTGCTCGAATGTTTCGCCTAATGTTGTGTTAATAAACGTTCTGAGCTGATCTGGGTCGCTTTTGACCTCTAAAAACTCTCTAACAAGCTGCTCCCACGTCGCATTTGGGCTGTAGCTGTAACCAGCCCAGAGGTGAAACCCAACGATACCGGGTTGCTTGGCGGTCGCTGTTGCCCTCCACTCACCGCGATCCACCATCCACCGCTTCATTCGATGCGGGATCTTCGCTTGGCACGACTCGCATTCATACGTCACGGTCTCGGGCCTGTCCTTTTCCCATTTCATCTGCTGCCATCGCAGATACTGCATGTGGCCGCAGTCGGGACACGGCACAAAGTAGCGCCGCTGATCTGACATCTCAAACCAGCGTTCAACTCGACTAAAGCCTTTGGTTGTGGGTGTGCTGGCAATGCCGATCTTGCGATTCCAGTAGTATTCCGAGCGCTTGATACCCAGCTTGATCTGGTCACCTTCGGGCGTACTTGCTGGGTAACCGTCCACTTCATCAAATAGCACCACGCGCCGGCTGACGCGACGGAACCCACGCGCTGAGTTTGCGCCGACCATCTGCAGTGTCCCACCAGGAAACTGCTTGGCCAGGATGGTATTAGAGCCGTCCTTGGCCTTCGGTTCGCTGACGAGATTGCGAAGGATTGGCGTATCGCGAATCATCGGCGCAATCTCATCTTTACTGAAGCCTTCAGCATCTTCTACCGTGGGCTGACACACAAGAATCGGGCACGGATCCTGGTGCATGTGATACGCGCACAGGTGGTTGAAAATCTTTGTCGCACCGACACGCGCGGACTTCATCCATACCACCATCTCCACTGTTGGATCGGTGAAGGCATCCATCACGCCACGCTGATATGGCAGCGTCTTCCACTTGCCAGCCTCAGCCGCTGACTCAGCCGACAGCACCGCGTAGGTATCAGCCCACTCCGAAAGCGTTAATCGCGGCGGCGGCTTCCATTGCTGCAGAGCAAATGTGGAAAGAGGCTGGTCAATCGTTGGCATGAAACAAGCGTAGGCAGAGAGTAGTAAATCCTCTGCCTACGCTGCTTCCTTGCCGAGCCCCGCCCGACCAAGCCACGCCTAGCCGCGCCAAACCGCGCCATGCAAAACCACAACCGCCTTTCGGCGACCCATCAATCATCCCATCAATCGGCGCAGAACGCCATACCACGATCCGACTACCGCCGGCTCAGGTCTCTCCCTCCGCTTCCTGGCTCAGCTCCTCCAGCGTCTCCTCAACCAGCTGAGTGATCAGCTGAACCTCCTCCAGCGTCAGATGAGGGATACGCTGCCGGATCCGGCTGGGAATGCCAAGGATCTTGGTCTTACTCGTCGTGATGATCGTTGCCCAGGTGGTCTCCACCACCTTCCGTTCGATCAGTAGGCCCTCTTTCTGGCGCCTCTCCAGCTCCAGCAGGTTTGCGCGCTCAAACTCCGTCCTGGCTCTGCTCTCGTTGTAGTCCGGCAGATCATCGCTACCAGTGCTGCGCGGCATGCGGTCTGGTGCCCGGTTGAGGACGGATGCGGGCTTGCCTTGGCTGCGGGTCACGCTGACTCCTGCTGGCGCCTTTGGGCGCACCTTGCGGGAGAACTCACTCCACAGCTCGCGATCACCAGAGATTCCAATCGCTTCTCCCTTCTCGTTTCGAACAACGCATTCCGTTAGAACCCCTCGATCGACAAGCTCTTTCAGGCTTTGGCGGTCGTACGACGAGCGCCTTCTCTGAGAGATTACTTTGGCTGCGTCGGTCCATGTTAAGACGTAGGCCATGATGCAAGATTAATGCAATCCTGCAGGGGGCAAGGGGGCTGTTGTGTCTATTGGCGCAGGATTCATGAAGGCGAATGCCAACCGCGGTGGCAAGGTCCGAATACACCCGCAAACCCGCTCTCCCAGAGGGACCCGCGCCCGCCCATAGGGCATTATCACGTTGCCGTTATCACCGCAGCCCCCTGCCCAGCTGCAGCTCAGCGGACAGCCCTGCTTGTAGCTCACGGGTGAAGCTCCGCTCGAAGGCGGAGTTGAGGATCGACGGGATCGGGAACTGCGCGCGGTAGTTCGGCCGACCGGTCAGATAGAAGACCGTGTGGAAGCCACGCGGCAGCATGATCGTTGCGGGTCGACCGCCGGCCCTGCCCTTCGGCCGCCGGCCCATACGGGCGTAGATGCCCAGCGGCAGGCCACCAGGCCGACCGACGAAGAAGTCACGATCAGAGCGCTTCCCCTGTGACCTGGCGGAGCCGGTCACGTTCTGGGTTGAGCCGACCTCACGCAATGACTTGAGACGCGAGAGCACCTGGACGTACCGACTGGCCGGGATGTTGCCGGCGCTGTTGAGCCTGAGCGGACTGACACCGGTAGGCACCAGATACCTACCGCGCGGCACGGCGCCACTGTTCCACAGGAGGTTCTCGTGGGGCTTGGCATTGCGGAAGCCGCCTTCAACCAGTGGGTTCAGGTAGCGACCTGCTGGCGTGCCACCCGAGGCGAAGTCCTTGAATCCAACCTCGACCGCCAGGTTGTTTGGCTTGGCATAGCGCACGTAGGTGCTGTTGACGGTCCATGTAACGGGGCTGGCTAGGTAACGAGGCGTTTCGCGCTTAAGTTCTTGCTGTGCGGCCCTGGCGCTGCTGGTCATGGCGCGAGCGACCACGTAGCGCATGTTGCGATCGGTGAGCACCAGCAGCCGCTGATTGAGCCGCTGCAGCTCGCCAGCGTCGATCGAGACCTGCAGGCTCACTGCACTAGCTCCTCCAGCTCAGCCCGCTTGAGCTCCAGGTCCGTAGGCAGGTCCCACGACACGTACAGCTCCCGATCAGCGGAGACGACCGTGAGCGACGCCACAGAGCCCCAGGACGAGACCCAGTTCAGGATCAGCTCCTGCCACCAGGCGAGCCACGGTGTGTGGCGATCCAGAAGCCAGGAGAGCGTGGCGGAGCGCTTCATGGCGGCAGGGCTGCTATGGGCAGGCTATGGGGCGCTGCGGGGATGCAGCGCCCGGTGGTCACCGCTCAGGACGCGATGCGCTGGAATCGTGGCCGCTTGTCGGCGCTCAAAGACTGCCAGACGGCATCCAGCCAGACCATGCGTGCCTCGTGATCGGACTGAGCGCGGATGAGGATTGCAGGGCCTGCGGGTGGCAGCTGGGGGAGCCTGGGGTGCGCCGACAGCGCACCACCCGATGATCCACCGAGTGAATCCAGGAACCATCCGTCCATCCACACGGCAAAGACGGGCGAGATCCACCGAGCAAGATCCACCGCAAGGCGGGGATGGATCCATGTCCCCTGCAGGTCGGGCGTGCCGCCTTGAATGGACTGGATCAGGTCAGGGACGCTCTCACCGGCGATTCTGTGAGTGCTTTGACCGGGCTCGGGAATCCAGTTCAGGTGATCCTGCAGAGCTGCGATGTATTCCTGAGCGCGAGCCGATCTGGCGTAGGTGAACCACTCGCGCCCATTGGCCTTGCACATGGCCGTGGCATTGACGTAGCCGTCGGCCTGGCGGCGCTGAATGTCGGTGCAATTCCAACGGCGGACTTCAAGCCCGGCGGGCTCTGCTGCAATCCGCCAAGAAGCCGGCAGCTCGTCGGGATCGTTGATCACAGTGGGTTGCACCACCAAGGCAGCAGCCTTGCGCCGCTGCCGGAAGGCGTGCTGGTTGCAGGCGTTGCTGCACCACTTGGCCGTGGGGTGCATGGACGGAAACAGCAGGCCGCAGCACTGGCAGCGCAGCTGATGACGCGTGCGTCTGGTCATGGGTAGTTCTTGCACGTGAATGCCCGGCATCGCTGCCGAACATCCACAGCATAAGCACATCTGGCCGCCGCGGGTCAAGCTCCAACGCCTGGCTTGGCACCTGGATCCCGTAGCGCAAATCTGCGGTACGGGCAGAACAACTGCCCACCAACAGGAGAGGGCCAGCCGAAGCCAGCCCTCTCCCTACCAGGCCTCCGATGCGGTTTCAGACGGGGCCACGAGCAACCCAGTCACCGCGTCCGTCCTTACGGATGGGACCGACCCGGCAGGGCCAGCGTATCGGCGGGCCCATTGGCAACAGCCTACCAGCCGTGCTGCAAAACGACAGCACGGGAACCCATAGCGACCAGCCGCATTACAGGACCGTAATGCGGCGTAATGCCGAGATCCCAGTCCCTGACTAGCCTATTACGATATTACATCTATTACAAGAATAAGATAGTTAGTAGTAGGGGCTCTGTCAGAACGTCATATGGTCCCTGAGAAGAGGGCTTGATCTCTACGTGTGGGTGTCTCTCGGAGGCGTTATGGCGTTATTTCCGTAATTTCCGCCAAGATCCACTGCGCCGCAAGCGATCCCAGCATTACGGTGCCCGTATTTTTGGGCCCTTTTCGGCTTACGGTTCCGGGTCGTCAGCCTTGATCGGTATCACTGTGGACCGTTTCGCGCCGATACCGGCGAAGTGGGTCGGCTTGCTCGGGGTGAGTGCTCCGGTGATGCGCCGCAGGGCTGATCGGTGGGCGCCATTGCCCCATGGCGTGCTCCTGAGCAGCTGATCGAGCTGCGCGTTGCCGTTGGCGACCGCCAGGTGGTGACCATTGGCAGACTCACCGTCCGGCAACTTCTCGCCATCGCGAAACACCTTGAGCCCATAGCGGCCAAGGATCGGCACCAACTCGCTCCACACCCGACCAAACAGCGACTGCTGCGTGGCGACCGCCAGCACCATCTCACCGAGCGATGCATCCATGCCGCCGCCGTAGCGGACGATCTGCTGCAGGATCGTGTCGCGGCACTTCAGCTCATCGGCGTCGCTGGCGTCGTGCTGCTGGTGCTCCCAGTCCATGGTGGCGATCCACTGGTCTGCCATTTCCAGGTCCACCAGGCCGCCGCCGCCGGGCTCCAGGCTCCATGCTCCGGCTAGCAGGGTGCCGTGCTGATCACCAAAGCGCTGCCCAAAGCGCTTGCCCAGGGCCTGTGCGAAGGTGCGGGCATTGGCGGCGATCGTCGGCAGGTGGCTGAGCGTGCGGGCGATCAGGGCCCGGCCGTTTTCGACCGTGGCGACATCCAGGATCTCGCGCTCGAAGTCCAGCCACTGGCCTTTGTCCATCGTGTCTTTCCGCAGGCCCAGGACGCAGAACCGGTCAATGTCCGCCTTGTTGATCAGCGAGACATTGATCGACGAGACGCAGAACATGCTGCGGATCTCAAAGCCCGTGGCGCCGCCGGTGGTGGTGCCCTTGTAGATCTTCCCGCCTTCAGAGCTGGCGATGCGTGCCAGGGCTAGGACGTTCTGCACGACCTGCTTGTCCTTGGCTTCGTTCTGCTCGAACTCGTCGAACACCACCGGGATGGCGTCGGACTTCAGGATCCCGCGCAGGCCAGGCTCTGTGGTGCCGCCCGTGGCGGTCTGCAGCACACCACCCATGAGCGGCCGCATGAAGACCTTCAGGATGGTCGTCTTCCCGGTGCCGGCGCCGCCGGTGACCCAGATATGCGGCCGCCAGCTCAGGGCGCCGCAGACGGGCGCCAGCACCATCCAGCCGGCGAGGAAGTGCGCTGATGCCGGCACTTCCCATCGGAACTGCTCAGCGATGTTCTTGATACGGACAGCGTCGTCATCGCTCAGCGGCGTGTCACTGGGCCCGTCTAGGTGCCGGGCCTGCTCGTAGTAATAGCGAGTCGGCGGAGGCTTCAAGACCGTGTGGGCGGCACCGTCGATGATCAGCCGATCCCCTAGGTGAAACACCACCCGGCCGTCATCCAGCCAGGCGCCGCGGCCGCGGATCCGATCGGGATCGAACACGCCGACGGCAGCCTGCTGCTGGAACAGCGACGACGCCGCTGCGGGCCAGTTGACGCCAGTCTTTGATGGGTGGATTGACTCCCAGTAGGCAATGGGCGCCAGCGACACCAGCGGAGTGCCGGTATGCGAGCCGCGCATGATCCGGGTCACCTGCCCGGTGGAGTGCGGCAGGTAGAAGAACTGATCGCCATCAAACCCCAGACACGTGAACGGCGCCGACGGCAACGGCTCGGCGGGTGTTGCTGCAGGCGCCGCAGGTGGCGCCGCAGGTGGCTCCGGTGCCGCCGGCCGCTCGACCACCCGACCCAGCCGCTCGACAGCCTTCGCGGCTCGGCCCGATGTCCAGCCGTCGGCAAGCGCATCGGCCAGATCCCAGCCTTCGGGCAGATCGGTTGGCACGGCGACAACGCGCACGCTGCAACCCAGGGTCAGCAACCGTGCAGCGAGCTTGGCCATCGCTTCACGGCCGACCGCATCGGCATCCGGCCAGAGCACCACGTCGCGGCCCCGCAGCGGCTGCCAGTCGGCCTTGTCGATCGCCTTACAGCCGCTGGCCCAGGTGCAGGCGGCGTAGCTGGTGAGCAGCAGGGCGGCAGCATCGGCGGCCTTCTCCCCTTCGGCGATAAGCACCGGCGCACCGACCGCCCGCCGTGCCCAGTACAGCGGCCGCGGTGATGGTGGTGCCTTCCAGCGCCAAGCGGTGCCATCCCACAAGAGCGGCCGGATCCGCTTACCGGGGAACCGACAGACCACGAAGGTGTCGGAGTACCGCCAGACGTGCTCGGCGCCAGCGGTCGGCGGCTCAGGGATCGGTGCGGCGATGCCCAGGTGCCGCTCAACGGCAGCGCAGGCGTCCTGCAGGCTCCAGCTGCGCACGCGCATGAGCAGGTCGACGCCAGACATCGCGCCGCCCTGGTGGTCCTTGCCGCCGCACTGGTTGCAGTAGGCGCCGCCGGGCCCATCATCGCGATCCCAGCGGTAGCGATCGGTGCCACCACAAGCCGGGCATGGCTGGTGACGATCGGTCAGTTGCTCTGCTGATAGGCCGCCAAGCTCCGCCAGCAGCCGCGGCCATTGGCCGGCTGCCTGCTCCAGGATTGACCCCATGCTCAGGCCGCTGT